TGGGGTGAAATCGGCAGCCTCGTCAACAAATTTCCCGACGTCTTCTCAGAATTCAAGCAGAACGTGCTCCACCTTGAGCGTGGGCCCCGATAGTTCCTCACGGGCGTCACCATCCCCACGTCAGGCGATACGGCCATCAGACAGGCCAAATTCAGCGGCAAGCACGCCCCTCATCTGCTGTTTATCCTCGACGAAGGAGACGCGATCCCCGACGAGGTTTACAAGGGCATCGAATCGTGTATGTCCGGCGGCCACTTCCGCCTGCTGGTCATGTTCAACCCACGGGCCGAGGCGGGCCCGGTCTACCGCATGGAGCGCGACGGCCTGGCGCACGTCGTTTCCCTGAGCGCCTTCCATCACCCCAACGTCATCGAGGGCCGGCTCGTGATTCCAGGCGGCGCCGTCGACCGCGAGACCACCGTCCGCCGCATCAACCAGTGGTGCCGGCGCCTCAATGACAAAGAGCCTCGGGAAACCTCCGAGTGCTTCGAGCTTCCCTCCTTCCTCGCAGGGGCTACGGCAAGGGACCAACGGGGCAGGTCCCTGCCGCCCCTCGAGCCCGGATGGTACAAAATCACCAACCCCGCCTTTTCCTACATGGTCCTCGGCCAGTACCCGGCCCAAGGAACAAACCAGCTCATCTCCCGAGAGTGGACCGCGGCCGCAAGGTCCCGCTGGGATCTCTACGTCTCGAAATTCGGCGAGGTCCCTCCCAAGGACGTCTCGGGAATCATGGGCTTCGACATCGGGGAATTCGGCGACGACCTCTCGCAGGCCGTCTTTCGCTACGGCGGCTACGTCGAGCGATCGTCAACGGATACCGGCTGGGGCGGCGTGGACGTCATTGAGACCGGCGACAAGGGCAGCCTGCTCTACCACAGCCGCAACCTGCGGGCCGTGGCCGTCGATGCCAACGGGGTCGGGGCCGGCGTGGCTCCCCACATGAGGCGCCTGCGGTGCAACGCCCACGGTATCAAAGTCCAGGAGAGCCCCACGGAGCTTCCGGAAGAGCGGGAGCTCGGGGAATTCGGCATCGTCAGGGATCAGCTCTGGTGGAAATGCCGGGAATGGCTCAGGACCGACACCGGTTCGATGCTGCCGCCGGACGACGAACTCCTCGAAGAGCTGCACACGGCGACCTACGAGATCAAGGGCAAGAAAATCAAGATCATGGACAAGGACACGTTCAAGGAGCTCCTGAAGCGCAGCCCGAACAAGGCCGACGCCCTGTGCCTTACCTTCGCAACGATCCAGGCGCAGGCGCTCCCGTTCGCGGTGAAGCCGGCAAAGAAGGTGAGCTTCGCATGGTGAGGGACAACTGATGCCAACCCAAGGCCTCATACCTCGAGGAACCGAGCAGGCGCAACCCATCGTGGCGACCGGGAAAACCTATTCCGAGCGTCCGCTGATCCGACGCCTCACCAACGAGGACATCGAGAAGCAGAAGGAGACCGAGGCCCAGCGGGCTTTCGAAGCACGCCAGAACCGGCCCGTCATCTCCGCCCTGGCTTCCCACATCCGGAGCGCCTTCACTTCCGCCGTCAACGCCAAGTCCACGGTCATGCAGCGCGGCCTCATGTGCCTGAGACAGCGCGAGGGCATCTACGAGGCCGACGTCCAGCAACTCATCAAGCAGAGCAACGGCACGAACATCTACATGATGCTCACCGACGTCAAGTGCCGGGCCCTGGAAAGCTGGCTCAAGGACATCATGCTGCCGGCGGGAGAGAAGCCCTACAGCATCGAGCCTACCCCGATTCCCGACATCCCCCCGCAGCTGGTCCAGAAGGCGCAGCAGGCCTTCGTCCAGGACTACATGGCCCGCGTCGCCGTCCAGGCCGGAATGGACCCGACACAGGTCACGGCCGACATGATCACCGAGGACGACTTCCGGCAGGCAGCTGAGCAGTTCAAGGACGAGCTGCTGAAGCAGGTAAGAGCGCAGGCCAAAAAGGACGCCGACGCCATAGAGGACAGCGTAGACGACGAACTCGTCGAGGGCAAATGGTATGAAGCCCTGTCGGAATTCATTGAGGATTTCTCCACATACCCCACCGCCTTCATGGAAGGTCCGATCTATCGCCGGCGTTCCGTTCTCGCCTGGGAGCCCATCCAAGGCTCAATGATGTCGCGGATTACGGTTACGGAGAAGGTCGTCAAGGAGTACGACCGCATTGACTTCTTTGACGTCTACCCCTCGGCCGGCGCCCGGACGATTCAGGACGGGGATCTGTGCATCCGGAAGCGCTACACCCGCCGGGACCTCGAGGCCCTGCGCGGCGTCGAGGGATATGACAGCGACGCCATCGATCAGATCCTCAAGCAGTATGCCAACGGATACCGGGAGTGGGTGGCCTACGACACGGAGATCGCCGACCTGCACGACCGGCCCAACGAGATGCAGGACCCCGAGGGGCACATCGACGGCATCAAGTTCTTCGGCTCCGTTCAGGGGTTCATGCTCCGGGAGTGGGGGATGGAGGCCGCGGACGTGCCGGATCCCTACCGGGAATATCCCGTTATCGCGCACTTGGTCGGCTCCTACGTCTTCGGGGCCCGCCTGAACCCTCACCCCCTCGGTCGGCGCAACATCTACTCGGCCTCTTTCCGCCACAAGAACGGCTCGGTGTGGGGCAAGGGGCCCCCCGAGGTCATGCGGGACGTGCAGAATATCTGCAACTCCGCAGCCCGGGCGATCTGCAACAACGCGGCCGTGGCATCGGGCCCCCAGGTTTGGCAGCTCGTCGACCTCATCCCGGCCGAGTGCGACCGGACGAACATCTACCCCTGGAAGATTTGGGAATTCTCGTCGGAGAAGATCAAGTCGGCCTCGCAGAAGCCCATGGACTTCTTCCAGCCGCAGCTCATCGTCGATCAACTCCTGAAAATCTACGACTATTTCTTCCAGCAGGGCTCCGAGGTTACGGGGATTCCGGCCTACATCTACGGCAACGAGAAGGTCGGCGGGGCAGGGGCTACGGCCTCCGGCCTCTCCATGCTGATGAACGCCGCCGCCAAGGGGCTGAGAAACGCGGCTTCGAACATCGACAGGGGCGTCATCGCTCCTTCCGTCGAGGAGCACTGGCTCACCATCATGCTGACCCAGCCGGACAAGGCCAGGGGCGATTGCCGGATCAAGGCCCGGGCCTCCGAGTACCTCATCCAGCAGGAGCAGCTTCAGATCCGCCGCAAGGAATTCCTGGATTCGACGGCCAACCCCATCGACATGCAGATCATCGGCATCGACGGCCGCTCGGAGCTGCTTCGGGAAAACGCGAAGTCTCTCAAGATGGACCCGGAAAAGATCGTTCCTCGCCGGGAGGACATGATCGCCAATCAGGTCCAGCAGCAGGTTCAGCAGATCGTCGTGAAGCTCTCCGGGGCCCTCGGGGTGCCGCCGGAACAAATCGTTGCGCTTCTCCAGGCGCCGGGTCCTGCCGGGGGCCCCCCGAATCCGGAGAAGCCGCAGGAGCTCGGGCCGGACGGGCAGCCCATGGCCGGAAAAGACGTCAGGCAGTTCAACGCTTAGGAGGTTAAGCGATGGAAGAGAAACAGAAATTGCCGCGGTGGAAATCCCACAAGGAAGTCGAGGCGTTCAAGATTGAAGCCGTCTTGTCATTTCCTCAGCCTGGCGGGCTCACGACGCTCGTTTCAGTGGGCGATGGATTTCGGGTTTACGTCAACGACGAATATGTCAAAAAGCACAACCCCCAAATCGGCGGCTACTATGTCCGCTATGCCGACGGATACGAGAGTTTCAGCCCGGCCGAGGCTTTCGAGGAAGGGTATGTTCCCTTGGTCGCCGCCGGGATCGACACGGGGAAAAAGACGGCGAATCAGGTGGCGAAAGATCAAATGCCGGTGATTTGCGTAGACAAGGACCGCCTCAAGACGGTCCTGCTTCACTGCATCGGGAATTCCAGAGAGTGCCCGAACTGCCGTGAGGCATTTGTTCCTCAAGACATGGCGCAGAAAGAGGCATGGGCTTTCTACGGTGAAGTCTTTGGCAAGCATAAGCCGGCCAACGAATTCGAGCGAGTGGCCTTCGCCAAGATCGACACAGAGGCTCTGGACGAAATATCGAGCGGCCCCATTCATCCCAGCAGGGTCACTATGGTCAAGCCGCCCCTCGGCGTCATGCCGCAGCGAATCTGGAAGGAAAAGCGGATCGCGGAGCTGGCCAGGGCGATCACGGAATACACGTCTGCACCTGATGCCCCGTTTGCGAGCACTCCGACTGTTCCCTGGGTTGCGGAACTCCTACAACTCGTTTCGGAACTGGACGCAGACCGGAAGGCGGTGCAGCCATGAGCGACACCTACCAAAAGAACATGACCCTGGACGAAATCGCCGCCAACGACCTCGAAATGGTCAAGGACGCGATCAAGAACGCCAAGAAGTACAGCTTCGGCCACGACGCAAAGAAGGCCACGGCCTTCGTCCGGCACTGCCTGGCGCGAACCCTGGTTGGCCTCGGCATGACGCACCCGGCGCCCCCGCCGAACGTCAACTCCCAGCTGGCCAAGATCCGGCACGCGGCCAAGATCGACAAGGCCATGAGGGAAAAGCAGGTCAAGGTCGAGCATCGCAACAAGTACCGGGGCAACGATATGTGGCGCTGCGGGCTCTACGTCTATCAGCGAGACGAGCTTGTGGCGTTCATCTCCGACGTCCTGACCGTCCGGCAGACGGAGTATGACCCCATCAGCCAGAAGATCGGCAATGAGAACGTGGGGTTCATCGTCATCACCAACGCCCAGCTTGAGGACACCAAGCGGATCTTCCTCGTGCCGGGCTTTTCGAAGGGGAATTAGGAGGTTGGGGGCATGCCAACAGAAAGAGGCATCATAGACAAGGCGGCCGATCAGTGCGTGAGGGCTATTCTCTACGGCGGGGCCGTCAAAGCCACGAAGTACATCAGCGAGAAACTGACGGTGAAAGCGACCCAAATTCTTTACAAGAAGAGCAAGCCGAGTCCGAGGGCCATTGAGATTCGCCTGACGGCCAGCCGACCGAACTATGAGGAGCGGGCTTTCATCAAGACGCTGAAAAAGGCGGGCGAGCCGTTCCCGGTGAAGAAAGTCCAGTTGAAGATGCCCAAGTGAGGCCCTGATGATCTACGTCCCGAACCACGACCCGAACGTGACCCTGAGCGTCCTGTCCTCGCTCTCGCGGTTCTCGACGCTGCCCGAGACCATGGGCATGCGGGATTGGCTCAAAGACGAGCTCAGGCGCCTCGACGAGGCCAACCGAATCGAGATGGACCCGGACGTCTTCCGGCAGCGGCAGGGGGCCTGCCAGGTCCTCCAGGCGCTTTTCAGAATCGCCGACGAGGCAGACCGGACGATCGACAAGATACGCGCAAATCAACGCAAACCGTAGTGGGAGTAGGCCGCACGCTCATTCTCCCCTAAATTTAGCGGTTCAGGAGCAACACAATGAGGTATGAAGAGTTTTCGGCAGGCAAGCTAAGGCTCGGCAAAGAAAAGGAAACGATCACCCTGTCCTCGTTTGACACAATTCCGGCAGATGGTGCTTCCGGCTACAACCCCGGCAGCCTGCTCATTCTTCCCGATGCAGTGCTCGGCATGACGCCGATGTGGATGAACCTCGGCACAAAAACATCCTGCAAGTTCCGGCCCGTCGGCCCGCAGCCCGGCTACGGATTCTATCGGGCTGGCGGCGGGATTGCCTCGGCTGGCGGTGACACCACGGAAGTTATCACGATCAGCGATGCCATGAGTGAGTGGGATATTGGAATCGTCGGACATTCGGTGAGTAACGACACGGACAATATCGTCTCGGCGATCATCACCGACAAGACCCTGACCATCGTAGGCTCAGCTGACCCTTCTACCGCTCACGCCTACAACTACGGCGTGCTCCGGCAGGGATGCGTCCCGGAATTCGACATCGTTTTCGCCGGCACGCACACCTGCGTCGGTGGGGCGGCAGCGGAGACCATCACCCTGACGGGTGCCCTCGCAACCGATATTGCTTTTGTCACATACGGTGCAACCAACGATACGGACACCATCGCCAAGGCTGTCATGACGGAGAATACCCTGACGGTGACGATGTCCGCCGACCCCGGCACAGCTCATTCGCTGCACTACATGGTGCTCAGGCCCCGCGGGACAGGATCCAGGAAGCCGACGCATTACATCGCCTATGCCGGCCTCCACACAACGCTCGGCGGTGCCGCGGCTGAGGCCGTGACCGTAACCGGGGCGCTGGCAACGGACATCCCGATTGTCGGCTACTCCGTGACGAACGATACCGACACGATCCTGAAGGCCGTGATGACGGCCAACACGCTTACCGTGACATGCTCGGCCGATCCGAGCACGGTCCACGGATTCTGGTATGTGATTCTGCGAGCTTACTAACCCCGTCGCA